TTAGAGCTGTCAGAACTGGCGTGCAAGTTTTTGCAGGCGTTCTCATGGCCAACCAAGCAGGAATGTTTGAAGCAGATGTTTTGATGGCCGGTATGATTGCCGGTGCGTCAGCCCTAGTCGCAGTCGTTCAAAACGCACTTGAAGACGCGCCATTTGACTTTATGTCAAAGATACCAAAGGGTTAAAGACTTCGTAAGAAGACCCGCAAGGGTAGATGTGCGCTAGACTCCGGGGCGGTATAACCGCCTCGTTGTCATTTAGGAGGTAAACTAAATGTATGTTTTACTACGCAGTAGAAGTATTACGAGTTGTAGATGGAGATACAGTTGATGTTAGAATTGATTTGGGTTTTAATGTCTGGCATAAATGCCGTGTACGTCTCATGGGCATTAATGCTCCAGAGTCACGAACCCGTGATAAGGCAGAGAAAGAACGAGGGTTGGCTGCGAAAGCTTGGCTTACCGAACTCTTAGACTCGGCACAAACAGAAATAGAAATGCAATCACACGGAGTAGGTAAGTATGGAAGAGTTCTCGGTACTTTATTTATTAATGATGTTGATGTTAATAAGATGATGGTCAAAGAAGGTCACGCAGAAGAATACGACGGCGGTAAGCGTTAACAATCTTTTAACATTCTAAAACCCTAATTTCATTGGGTATATGATAATATTCTTAGCTTATGGATTATTTTTTAGGATTTATATTTGGATACTTTGTCAAAGAGGTAATTGTGTTGCTTAAAAAACTAAGCGATTGGGATTATGAGAACAGACAAGGATACTATTTTGATTTAGAACCCCTTACTGAGGACGACCTACCTTAATCCTTTCACTTATATAGTATTATAAGAATAATAATGCCGAGAATCATTAATAAACTCAATACTTTTCTACGCCTACTAGTTGTAGGCTTACTCGTATGGCCTTTCCCTATTGCTATTGCAGATGAAGTAACAGTAAATGAAGGATTTAGCGACCAAGATTGGGGTGGCTACTTTACTATTACAAGAGAAAATGGTAATTCACATAATACTGTTTATACAGAAAATAGTAATTATGGAACGCAAGGACAATTTCTAAGTTTATGTCACCAAGTTCATAGTAATTGTTCACACGAATATACTTTTGAATTTTCAAGCGATATAGATGTATATGAAGTAGGTTTTGAAATAGGTGCAGTAAATCAAGCATACTCAGTTACTTTCCATTATTCAGATAATACAACCGAAACAGAAAACAAGACTGCACAGGCTTATGGAAATAATGGTGCAGATATGTATGACACATTTTATAAATCTTTTACTGATAACAATGCAGATGAAAACAATACAGATAAATTTATTACTAAGTTTGTTGTTGACATACACGATTGGTCTAGCTTTGACGATATGTATTTTCAATATGATGATTCAGTAGCTACAGGTAGTTTTGCTACAACAACTACTACTTCTAGCACTACGACTTTACCTACAGTAGGAGTACCTACAAATTTTACTGTTACGAAAAATGATAATGGCTCAATAACTGTAGATTGGGACGCACCTACTACAGGCAATACTACACCTGATAGATATACAGTTCAATATGGAGACAATGGAGTATTAGACCAAAATCCAAATACTACTGACACAGAAATGACTTTTACAAGAAGCGATTTAGAAACTGCTTTGGGTTTGAGTAATAGTGAAGACATAGCTTATATGTTTCATGTAAAAGCAGAAAATGTTGCACAATCTTTGGAGTCTGCGTTTACTGATGTAGTAACAATAACTATTGGTAAAAGCCCTAGTGGTGTTGGTAATAATTATACGATAACAGAGTCAACAAGTGGTATCACAGTTGATTGGGACGCACCTACAAGTAATTGGGTTGATATAGGTGGGTATAGAATATTAGTCGCTGAAACTTATGATTCAGACTATAGTGCTAACACTTGGTTTGAAGTGTATAGAAGTACAGATACATCTACTACTGAATTTACTTTGCCTTGGGTAGATAACAGTGAAGCAATAGATTATACAACTTTAAATGGTACTTATTACTACCGAATATCTACCTGTGCAAGTTCATGGTGGTGTAATGATGTAGAGGCAACTTATACAGTAGATAATACACTTGGTCCTCCTATGAATCCAACAGTAGAGAATGTTTATAACAGTGGTGTACTTGTTGAATGGGATGAGCCTAATACAGGAACAAGAACTGCTACAACTTACGAACTTTACTATAGAACAAGTGCTGAGAACGAAACTGTTGTTTATAACATTACAGAAACAAGCTATACTATTCCTTATAGTGCAATTGCTAACGGAACTTGGGAATTTTCAATTAGAGGTTATAACTCTGTCTATAATGTGTATTCTGGTTATTCTACTGAGCCATCGCTAGAAGTATTCAATCAAAAAGCTCAAGATGATTGGGAAGAAGAAGAGAGAAAGCGTAAAGAGCGTGAAGCTGAAGAAGCTCGTCAAAGAGAATTACAACGCCAAAGAGATAAAAACTTATCTGAGACAGGATATTCTGAAACTGACCAAGAAAGGTCTGATAGAGAGTATGCAGAAGAACAAGCTCGTTTAGCTGAACTTCAAAGACAGCGTGATAAAAATGCAGCTGAAACCGGATACTCTGAAACTGATGATGAGCGTGCAGATAGAGAATACAAAGAAGAACAAGAAAGACTTGCTGAGTTAGAAAGACAACGTAATGCTAACCAAGCTGAGACTGGATACTTTGAAACTGACGAAGAAAGAGCAGACAGAGAAGCTGCTGAACTTGCAGCTGAAAAAGCTCGTATTGAAGAAGAAATTAAAAATGCTGTAGTTCTACCTGTAGAAACTGAGACTGACGAAGATGGTAATGTAGTTGAAGTAGAGCTAACTGAAGAAGAGCAAGAGGAACTAGAAGAGCTAGTTGACGCTATTATAGATATTAAGAACACTGTAGATTTTGAGGAGTTTGAAGTTGAAGAAGAAGTTATTGAAATTGATATTGACTTGGAAGATGTTGTCATTGTCTTTGAGCCGGTTGAAGAAGATGAACTTGAACAAGATGAGACCGACACATCTGATAGTGGCTTCCCAATACCGGAAGAGAAGTCTGAAGAAGAGCTTGAAGATTTATCTGAAGATGAGCTTGAGGAATATAAAGAAGAGCGTAAAGAAGTTGTCGAAGCCTATGTTGAGGAACTAGAAGAAGAGATTATTGAAGAAGTCTTACCCGAGACTGTAACTGTAGAAGATTTCAAAGAAATAAAAGAAAAAGATGTTGAGGAACTTACCGAAGAAGAAGTAGCTATTGTCGTAGAAGTTGCTACTGAAGTTATTGAAGAAGTCGTAGATACTGAGGAACTTACAGAAGTAATAGAAGCTGAAGATATCGTAATACTAGAAGAAGAAGAGTTAGAAGATTTATCTGAGGAAGAACTTGAGGCTTACGAAGAAGAACTAGAGGAAGTTATTGAAGAGTTCGTAGAAGAGCTAGAAACTGAAGAACTTGTTGTAGTTGTTGAACAGATAGCAGAAGTCGGTGTAGAAAACTTAGCAGTAGCTGATGAACAAACTATAAAAGTTGTACAGGCAGTTGTTGCAGAAGTTGTAGATACAGAAACTGTAGAAGAATTATCAGAAGAAGAAGTAGAAGCTGTTGCTGAAGTTTTAGGTTTTGAAGAAGAAGAAGATGTCGCTATCATTGCTGAAATTGCAGCTGAAGAAGAAGCTGTAGCTGAAGCTGTTAGCGAGTATGTTGAGAGAGCAGTAGAAAACGCTGATGTAGAAAACTATACACTTGCTGATACTGTTACAGAGGTACAAGTAGAGTTATTTTTGGAAAACCCCGTAGGTCAGCTTTTAGATGTTAAAATAGATGAGTTGGATATCAGTTCTCTTGGAGACGACATGACGAGTGACCAGAAGGAAAAAGCTCAAGAAGTTGTCGTTCCGGTCATTTTAGTCAGTCAAGTAATTGCACAAGCAGGTGCAGTATTGAGGAGATTTTAAGTGATTAAAAAAACAATAATGTTTTTATACAAAGTTTTAGGTATGCCTTACCACGCAGTAATTCAAATAATTAAAGGTGGCTGGGCAACAATTAAAATGGGATGGAAGATGATAATGAAATTCATCTCCAACCTTCCAAAGATAGCAATGTACATTGGTAAATGGATTATTGACGCAATCAAAGAAAGTATTGCTCAAGTGTTTACCTTACTTGGTTTCTTTATAGCGTGGTTTACGCTTACAGGGTCTGCACAAGACATTGTAGGTATCGCCATATTAGTATCAACAGCAATTTGGCTTCTTACGATATATATTCGGGAGGACTAATGCCAGAGGGCCTAAGTTCGTTCAAAAAAATAAAGATAATAATTGCAAGAATGCTTGCAGTCTTTATTGCTAATGGACTAGCTGTTATTGGTGCAGGAAGTCTTATAGGTGTAGATACTGTAAGTTCTGTATTACTAGCAGGAAGTTTAGGCGTTATAAAAGTATCAGAAGCTTTAGCACGCGCTTATATTGATGATGGTAAGATAACTTTAGACGAAATTAACGAATCGTTCGCTATAATGGATAAGAAAGCAAAGTAATGTGTTATATAGATAAAAAAGAAGATGGCTCATTCCTACAGATATGCAATTGCAAATATGGTAGTGAGCACTGTGAGAACAACTAATGGCTGAACCTAAGCATACTCACAATAACGGATTAACACAGAAGGAGCTAACACTTTTAATTTTGGAAGGGCAAGAAAAAATTAACGAACGTATCGATTTATTACACGAAAAAGTAAATCAAAAAATATCAAGAGCAGAACTTAGTGGCTGGTTAGTCGCAGTCTCTGCACTAGTGGTGCTTATTCAAGCAGTAATGTAGTCAACAACCCAAGGGGGTAGACGTGACAGAAATAATATTAGTTTTAACAGTATCAATCATATCTATTGGATTATTAACGTGGATAGCTGTGATGGGTACACGATTTTTTAAGTACTTCGCAGAAGTAGTTGAGGAGATTTTAAATGAGCAGAAGAAGAATCAATAGATGTGTAGAGTGCAATACGCCACTCAAACACATAGCAAATAATAAATGGATGTGTGACCAATCGCCAAGTAATTGTAAAATGTCCATAAAAGTTATATTTTTAGATAATCCGGTACAGGAAGAAGAATGAACAACGCAGAGTGTCCTGTGTGCCGTCATACGCTATTTGAGAAGAATGCTGGGCTATATTGTTATAATGCAAAGTGTCCAGCATTTGGACAAAAAGCTATAGCCTGTTGTGAGGGTGGCGAGACTAGTCCCAACTGCCTCATATAAGGCCTTAGAGGGTGCCCGGCGATAGAAACCTCTTACTAGCCTACTAGACCCCGCTCCCCCGCAGGAATGCGATATATACCTAGAGAATACCCTATACAATATCTGGGGGCAAAAAAAATTTTTTTTATAGGAATAGGGTAGGGGAGGGGTACCTCTGGGAGGGTTATATCTAAAAACATTCATATAAAGATTACCCCAGCAAAATTTTGCCTAAAATCAAACGCCTATGTCAAAACGGGATATACAGTGCATAGGTCATAGCACATCGAAACATAGGAAAAATCTTGGGGGCTGCTTAGCCGTCAGCGTATTTGATTTCGAACTCTACAGGTTCGTCTGAATCCTCATTGATAAGGTCTGGGTTTTTCTTACCCCATCTGGTTGGGTAGGCTCTCTCCAAAAACCACGCGCTGGCCTGCCAGACACCATTATCCGCAGCCTTACGTATATTCATGATGTGTGCCCCTTCCGCCTCTGCTCTCGCCTTTTTTATAGTGTCGGAAAAGTCGGAAAACTCTTGGATACCCTCATCTGCCTTTTTGAGCCACGCATAGTACGTATCCCTATGGATACCGGCCATAGAACACGCCTCATCTATGTAATAGCCTAATTTAAGCCACTTTACTAGCGTATCAACCCTTTCCGGGGTGAATTTGGAAGGTCGGCCACCCGTATTGCTAGTAAGGGAAGACTCGGTAACGTCACCCACCTCTACAACAGGTGCCGGAGCGGGCAACATCCTTTTGTAAATCTCTTTGTCCATATATATAGTATAACCGCACATCTCAAATGACATTGATTCATAGGAAAATTTGTGCGGGGTGCTTAACCATACAATCAAAACACTCTAGCGATAAAATTAGTACCCCCCCTTTCCAACTCTCACCGCGCTTGCGCGGGGGCACCAGCAACAGCTTGCTGGCTGGGGCCTAAAAATTGGATTAAATCTAAACAAAAACTTTACATCCTGAAAAACCCAATGTTTATAGGCTTTTTCGGTCGAACAAATGTTCGAACAAGGTCGAGATTTTGTGAAAAATCTAAAGTAAATTCACAAAGTCAAATCAGCTTGTGAAAGTGGTCAGAACTTTTCTGAAAACCCCAACGTTTATAGGCTTTTTCAGGTAGTGTGTCCAAAAGTTACGTTTCACAAAGTCAAATTTGTGATTTTTTTTAATTTTTTTAAAATTTTTTTTTCATACTATATGTAGGGGGTCGAGGGTGTCTGATACACAATATATAGTATGTTGTCTTCGTGTATCTAAAAATTAAAATATAAATAGTTGTAACTAAAAATTGTTTGTAGTATTCTAATCAGTATGGAAACAACAAAGACTAGAAATAAGAGAGGGGCAGAAATGCAAGTAATTCTAGACGCTAACAAAAGAGGAATGGTATCAATGTCAAAAGGTCGTAAGGTCAGAGGGCAGGATAAATTCCACGTAGTCTTGGAAGATAATCAAGGCAGAGTATACGAAACAAAAAAGACATACGCATTAAGCACCATTAAAAAATATTTTAATGAGGGCAGGTACGTAATCTTTACAAGAGACCAAGTAACAGGGCAAACAACAATTAAGAGGGTCGGTTAAATACCGACCCCAGAAAGGGAAAATATAAAAATGGAAACAACATACGTAAGCAGAGAAAGAGCAATTACAGAAATTAACAACATGAAGAATGAGGGAGCAGTACTATATTACTTTAACGGAAATACTTATACTTTCGAATTCGAGGGCAGAATTCATGCAGTCGATACAGCAGACGGACAAGGTCTCAATAATTGGCAAATCATGGATTTTGACTGGTCAGATAGATATATTAATAATAACTCTGTTAAAGAGTGGAAAGAGGTCAGATAATGGATAAAAAACTACAGGCAACAATTAAGGGCAACGTTATAAACTGGGGGGCATTCTCCACAGTTTACAGCAAGAAAGCACTAGACAGCATTTACTATTCAAATGATA